AGAATCACCTATTAGAATCCCATAGCCTTAACTTGTTCTTTAAGTTTAAGTTGACCTTTGGTATACTCTACCCATTCCCAATTATCGGATGCTGTCCGGGTAGCTGTAATGGCCTTCATAATATCGCCGCCAAGATTAATATTAGTCTTCCAAGCCTTTAATATGTCATGGCTGTAAACACTTCCTATTTCGCGATATGCTCCGTCCACATCTACCATACGAGTATTGCCTCTCATATTGTCGGCCATTATTCCAAACCAACCATTCTTTAACTTAACTACCATTCCCTTTTTAATTTCATTCGTTTTCATTTTTAGCCCTTTCTATTTGTTCGAGAATAAAGGTTTTTAGCAGGTATAGTATAAGTTACTCCTACCAGTTTTTTTGATCCGATACCATAGTTAGTAATCTTAACATCATAAATCTTGTTAGCTCTAGAAGCTAGACTAGTATGATCTAAGTTATTACTTAGGTCATTACTTAGGTTATTATCAAGTTTATCTAAGTCTAACTTTGGGTTTACTCTTTTACAACCTTCAGATAATATATTAGTCATTCTATAAGTCCTCTATTAGTATGATAATTATAAGTAAATACTTTAGTAAGCTAAGAGTAAAGTCAGAGTATACTTTAGGTTATACTTATATGTATACTCTGACTTACTCATAATAAGCCTTTTAATACTTAGGTTTAGACTGCCAATCTAGACCTATGAAACCTTGTAGAATCATAGCACCTTCTACAACACCGGTGTTGTGAGCTACAGCCTCTAAAGGTCTACCTTCTGAGTCATTTAGGTAAACTCTGACTTGCTCAGCGTATTCTAGAGGTAAACTTTGATCATATCGCCTAAGGTCTAAACCATCAGCTCTATTTTCAGGAGCACGACTACCGGAGCCTCGCACCTGTACTCTGAATCCACCTTTTTTACCTAACTTTCGGAGTGCCGTTATAACCTCTTTTGCACTGTCATCATAATTCATTTTCATAATATAGCGGTACGGATGTTTTTTAATATCTTGCATAGTATTATTCCTTTCAAGAATAATGTTTGAATTTGGCCTCACACGAACTGAGACCCACCTTTAGCAGCTTTTTAGCCACTACCCTAAACCACCCCACCTTGTTAAGATAAAATGGTCTAGAATCGGAGCTAAGAGCTTCTTACTTCTTTTCTGATAATAGCACTACGTTGATCATATCTTCGGGACGATAATCCATCCATCTAAAATCATGTTTATCACCATCCACAATATGAATTGACGGAATTCCAATACCTAACAAGTCAAAAAAGCTTGATTTAAATTTCTCTAAATCTGAGTCAACTACTGCTATTGAAACGCCTCGTTTTGTAAGTTTATTGCATTGATCTATATTAGTTTCGCCAGTTTTTCTATCATACTTAAAAGAGAATGTTAAGTGATAGTTATTTCTTGGAAAATTCAAGTATCTATCTACTTTGTCATAATCAGCGGTATAATCCCAAAATTGAGTATTAGGAAAAAGATTAAAAAGATTATCAGAGCTTGTCCTACAACGTGTAGGCACTTGCTCAAATTCCCAATCAATATCGGTGAATCCGTTTAACCTAACCACTGATTTTTTACCTTTTTTATCAGCTCGTTTTTCTTGATTCCTTAGCTCTTTTTTAACTTGTAATAAAAACTCTTTTCTATCATTTACAAAAAAATTAGTTTTTGCTTTTCTTGATTTAATAACGCTCGGATACACCTTTGCAAAGCCTTGAAACGCTAAGCACGTTTTGATACACGATTTATAATTAACGCAAAAGTTTTTTGATGGTAGCATCTGTAATATTGTAGCCTCGTAACCATCATGCACTTCCAAGCTTTTATCAATTTTAGTATTACTTGTCAGTAGTTTCATTTTTTTCCCTTTCAGTATAAATTTTAATCTCTTTATTGTCCTCAATAATCCAAAGTAATTGAGGTATTGCTAAAAAAATAAATGCTAACAAACCAATAATAATAAAAACTATTTCAGCCATATAAACCCCTTTTTTAAGTTAGTAATGACAGAGTCTTAATAACTCTATAAAGCCTCTTAGATAGACTCTAAGAGACTCTAAGAGCTATTAAGCCTTAACCCATCCATTCATAATAGGTCTAACCCACTGTTGGAACATAGCCTCAGCGATACCATCAAAGGTTTTACTTCTTAGTTTCCATCTATCTTTTGTAGGTGGTAATTTGTGCATTTTACTACCTTCGTTTTTAACTACTTTTGTTTTGAATAATGGTGGTAAATTGTCTAACCAAAAACAAGTCGCCTTAGACTCATTATGGCCGTGATGGTATGGCTGAGTAAGCATATCATACTTCCCAATAATGGCCTTAGCATACTTGTGCGGTATAGGATTTTCTAAGGCCTTGTACTTAATTGGTAGGTCTCTAAGATCATTAAAAAAGTTAGCTCCGTCAATCATAGCCTTGTATCTATCAAAGCCTCTTTTACAAGTGTCGGTGGATGGTTTCTCATTCCACATCCATCCGATTGAGGCGTTTGTAAGGTAAGTACAAGGTGGGTGTCCTATCAACATTTTAATTTCAAATAACTGAGACAATATTTCATAAGCTTTGAAAACGTCGCCTTTAATGTGAAAGTTTTTGTGTTTACCATCAGCATTCTCTAAGTCTACTGAGAAGGCTAGAATTCCATTGTCTATGCACTTGTCTCTAAGTGCTCCACTAGATTCACAAGCTATCAATACAATGCTATCTCTTTTTGATGGTACTACTGTTTGTTTTCCGTTTGCTATTGTTACGTCTACTAACATGATTGCTCCTTGTTGAATTAATAACAGCCCAATACTATCATAATGAGATTGTGTGTCAACACTTATTTCAAATAAAAATAAAAAAATATATCAACACAAACACACACACAAACTAATAGGACACGCTATGTTCACTCGTGCATAACGCTCAGTAGTCGCTGTGTTGACTCGTGCATAACGCTAGTTTTTTTGAGTTTATAGTTAAAATAGAGACTCAGAAGTGTTAAAATATTTTAATAAATGTGAATTCCGGTTTTTCTTTAATAAGGAACGAAGGCCATATGGGGAAAAACGCTGATCGCTAGCGTTTATATACCCACTCAGATTTTTGTAATAAAATGTTGGGGATTACCCATAGGATAACCCCCAGTACACTTTAGTAAACCCTAAGTTTAACTGGCTGTTGAGGTGGCTTACCTCCCCTTTTAGGAGAAGTGCCAGTTGGAGCCTTCTTAGCTTTTGGTTTAGGATTTGGATAACCTTTGCGTTTTGGCATTGTCTCTCCTAGTTGCTGTGGTTACGGATTTCTCCCTTACGGCTGTCATAGGGAAAACGAGTGGAAACTGCCCGAACACCTTTGTTTTTAACAGTCAGATGTCGGGTATTCTTTGGGGATGGAGTTGGATTATGTCTTCCGAGGGTCGAATTGAACCCCGAATTTCCAACATCTCCCCTGATCTTCTTGGTCATTTAATGACTCCTTTCTTGGTGGATGAACTATATTATTTGTGCCACATTGTATTAACTCTGTTGCTTTAGTTACTGGTATTTCAATCATATCCCGAAGGAGGGTATCTTGTTTTTTTACCATCAACACTATCCTTCTTTTTATTTTGGATTACTCTTGTATTATACTGTTTATTTTCTCTGAACATTTTACGCAAAACCTGATCTTCTAAGTTATATCGCTTCTTAGTCTCTGGTAGTTTCATTTTCTGAATTTCCCTTTAATTCCAAGTCCAGACTGTACTCGCATCTTATTACCTTGTGGCCCGGATTTAGTTTTAACTGTCATTACCCTTTTAGACTTCCCTCTAGCCCCATGTCCAGTTGTATCTTCATTCTGTTTTCCAGTAGATTTTCGAGTTGTCTTACTAACTCTAGTTTTACTGGCAGCTTCTTTATTTTTAGATTCTCTTTTGGACACTTCTCGAATAGCTCTTTTGACTCCCCATTTTTTTACTACATATCTTGCAATACCTAATGCCGCTGCTCTTGCGAAAAGTGCTACCGGGATCGCCATATCACATTACCTTTCTATTAAATGGAATACATCCTAAATTAAAGTTATCGGGAACTTGTACTTCTTTACTTTGTTCAATAAACTCCTTCTGTTTTTCAACACAAGCTTGTTCACTTTGGAAACTACCTACAATCTCTGCATGATCAATATGTGGAGGATTAACAGATAGATTAAGGTAGACTACCATTAATAACCATATCATTTATACCTTTACCCAAACATCACCCTCATCTTGCATAGCTCCTGTTTTCTCCATAAAAGACCTGATGTTTTCTTCAAGTTGATATTCCTGACGATCTACATAGGCTTTATCTTCGTCAGCCGCCATTTGTTCTACCCAATAGTTAACTCCCATAGCCAATACATCTATCCTATCGTCATATTGGAGTGACCCTTTGTCTCTTGTAAGTCGAGTCATTTGGTAAAACAACTGTCTACGAGGCTCCTCTTTATGCTCCTCATAGTCTCTTTTGGCTTCTTCTAGGTCTATTACGAGTCTATGTTGATTCATAATAGGCTCTAGTACATCTATAATACGCGCTTCTTTCTGCTTACTATGCTTTATTTCTTCTACTTGACACTGATGATACTGGAATAATACAGGTTTAAATATCTCTGTATACATTCCATCACCAAAGTTTGCCTCTATTTCTACTACATTGACTTTATGTGCCGCTGCAATCTTAGCTAATTGATGCAGCGTTCTTTTGTCATAACCACCTTTAAGTCCACCTATGGCTACTACAAAGATTTTACCATTTAATTCCTTAGTAACTACATATCCAGTTTCGTCTGATCCCCTGCCACTAGGATCAATGTGCATAGCAGACCCAGTATAATCGTAATAGTCATTAGATACCTCAAAAGGATGATAAAAGTAATCACCTGTAAGTCCTACTGCCGGTAAATCCATGAGTTCACCTTTACCATACAGAATTCTTCCCGGTGCTTTCTCTGTTTCTAAGGGAATAACAAGTAGATCATGGAGTTTAAGTGGGTATCTTTGATCATCTTCTCCACTGGTGTCCAACATAAACTGTAAGGCAAACCCTGATTTACCATAGGAAGCCTCTCGTTCTGCCAAATCAAGAGAATCAAACCTGAGAGGGTCTGTGGGTTCTCCTACTGGCTTACCCATATCGAGAATAAATGGGGCTAGTCTATGTCCATAAAATTCTTTTAGCTTGTTAGAAGGCATCTGAGAAGGCCATATTCTACATTCATAGCCTCTATCTTGAAGTCCTGCGTATAAGCTTTCTTCTACCTGAGGTGTACCCAAGTAAACTATACGTCCTACTTTGGGCATAACTACAGCATCAAACTCCTTTACGACTTCTCCGAGTTTATCCCTCATTACTTGGGTCAAAGCATTAGATAATACTTCAACGTCATCCGCAATAATGAAGTGTGCTCTTGATCCTACGATCTGACCAGTGATACCAACAGACTTAACGCTAGGAGCGTGGGCAGCCCTAGAAGGAGCAACATCAAAAGCCACATTAGAATTTCGTTGGTCTTCTCTCGCTTTGAGATGTTGGAGGATAGGCATTTCATTAATGATTCTTTTAGTAAACGTAGAAAAGTCATCTGCCCTCTGTTTAGATGCGGAGACCACCAAGAATTTTAACTGGGGGTCAACTAAGAGTTTCCATACTACAAATGCTGAGGTAATCCAAGACTTGCCTACTCCTCTAAAAGCTTGTATGATCAGTCTCTTTGGCCCGGATTGTAGATACTCACCTATGTCATACTGTATAGGAGTTGGATCAGGTAACGCTAAATGCTTCCATGCAAGATACAAGAAGTTCCTAAAGTCACTTTTAATACTATTTATTTGGGACATCAGGATTTATTGAAAGAAGACGAGATGGTAATAATTTAAGGTTTCCAATGAAGTCGGTTGCTGAAGAAGCAAGAGCACCTGTATAAGCTGATTTGTGTCTGTTTTTAGAGGGCATTACAGTAAAATCTATTGGTCTTCCAAACTTCTCAAAAATCTCTTTATCAAGCCTAGCTCTTTTACTCATATATGATTGTTGTCTTACAAGTGCATCTTTAGAGGAATCTTCTTTTAAAGACTTCTTTACAGCATCAAGAGGGTCTACCTCTAACTCTGGTAGTGTCCACTTCCTTAGTTCTTCTGCATCATGTTCAGCAGCAATAGCGTTCTTTTTACTGGCTAAATCTAATAATGTTTGAGAAGTTTGAAGTTCATCAGATATATAATAATTGTCATCTAAAAAACTTTTTTCAAAGTCTAAAGCTCTCATTCCTACATCATTATGCCAATCAGAATCTATCATTTCCATTTGAGCGTTTGACCAAAGACCTAACTCCTCTTTCTTTCCTTTAGCGGCTATAGCTGCTCTAGTGTATGTCTTAAACCTTTTAAATCCATTTAATCTTGTTAGCCCTAGATTAAAGGCCATCTGAACTAAAATACTTTTTCTAGTAGTTGAAAGTTTACGAAATGCTTTTGTGCCTCCAACAAAAGAAATGGCATCAGAAGTTGACCTATTAAGTCTTTTTATAAAGAGTTTCTGTAGCCGTTTAGCATCTATAGACTCTTGGCCTGCCTTTTGTTTTTTTGTTAAATTTTGTACGTTTGATAAATTAATACCAACCCCTGCGGTGGGTATATCTTTAGAATCCATGTATGCAACGGAATAAAAGCCTCCTTCGTGATACGTCAACATATTAATTAAATCTGATTTTTCACTGTCTGAAAAATACTTTGACAATATAGAGGCTATTTTTTTATCTTTTTTAGAAGCCATTAGTTAGTTCACCCTCTTTTCTTTTGGAACTTCTTCAAATGGTAGTTCCTCTACAAGTGCTTTTATATCTTCATTATTAGTGCCAAGACACTCAATATTATTATCTCTAAGAAACTGTCGCACCACGTTAAGGTGTGCCGGAGTGGCTTTTCCTGACTTAATAGTTTCAGCCAATGTTCTAGCCAATAACCCATGCAACTCTCCCATATCTTTAACTGTGCCATTACTCATCACATACCTCTTATTTTATTTTAATTACCGCAGCTCCCGGCCAATTACTTTTTGCTCTAGTTAGAGCATGACCTTCATTCATTCCTTTAACATACTCTACCATTTCTGTAGCTTTCTTTTGATATGGTTCTTTTTTAAATTTTACTCTTACTTTAATTGTGGTTTTATACTTTTGTTCATGGAAACCCTTACCTTTTTCACTAACAGATGGATCATTACGACTTCTTTTACCCTTACCACTTCGAGGATGTTTTTTTCTAATAGACAATTTAGAATCAACTTTCGGTTTTTTCATAGCTGCCTTAAATAGCCCACTTAAAATTCCCATTAGTCACATACCTCTCTATATATATCGTTATTTCTAGCTACCTTAGCTAAATCTGTAGTTAACTCAGGGTGTTCCTTAAGTATATCTTTGGATTCCTTACTAAATTTTACTTCTTCATACCAAGCACACTCCTTTGAGTAATATGTATCAGCATTATAAAGTCCTAACCCAAAGTTAACTACAGGTGCTATAAGTTCAGTAGCGGTGCTACATCCCATCAAGAACGTCAGGCATAGAAGTACGCTCCCTAACTTTAGCTTTAGCTTCATCAATATCTTCCTCTACCTCTCTTTTAGCAGCCATACCTTGTGGATGATTAATATTATTAAACACATTACCTGCAAGCCAATTAAAGATAGGCCACACAGTATTTAATAGAGGTACTCTTTGTACCCATCTATCTGGTAAAGCTCCGGTTATAGCTGTAAAGATTAAAACAATTTCACCTGCTATTTGAAACCACTCTTGTCCCATAAATGTATCAAGCATTTTGTTTCCTTTTTTCTAGTTCATTACATCTTTTATGAAGTTGGGTAATATCAGATTTATACTCAGGACGATCAATCGCGCTATACCTAACTAGCTCTAACCTCTTGTCGAGATCATCTATTTTTTGCATCAGTCTGTTTATCATCCACCCACCAATAGCGGTGAATAAAACCCAAGCGTCATGGATTAGATTTTCCATTAGTTATCGACAAATATAATAACCAAGCATCCAACCTACCATAACCATTCCTACTACCATCCACCAAGGACACCCTCTAAACATATTCATTAGCAATTCCTATCCATTAAATGTGCGTTAGTAATAAGAGACAATGGTATGTACCCACATCCCTTGTACTTCCCTTTTTCAATCATGTCTTTATTATAACCAATAACGGCATGATCATTTGACACTCCCATGAGAAAACCACAGGATTCATATAAAGCTTTTTTAGCATCTAAAGTATCTATAGTGACTTCATCACTATCATCATAAGGATCAAACCATTCGATAATAATGAGTCTATGCAAATTCTCTTTATCAGTTAATAGTTCTGTTACAAGTTGATTACGAGTCTTTCTCATTTTGTTATTCCTAACCAAGTTACTACAGTTCCAATAATTGATACCATTAAAAGCCAAAGTCTATTAGAAGTGGTCTGTGCTGTTTTCATGGCTTTAACTTCAGATACAAGCCCATTTACTTTAGATTTACCTCGTAAGATAAGTTCGTGTTCAGCCACCTCATTTTTAGTAACACCTAAGTCACTGCGAATTAAGAGCACATCTGTGTGCATTTCATTTAGTTTATTCAGAATATCTTGATCTGCCACTATGTGCTCCCTCTAAGTTATTTAAAATACTTATCAACCATCTGTAACATCTCATCATATTTCGCCAATGACTCCACCTCTTTGCTCACGGTTTCAACGTGGTCAGGATGGTCTGCCACTCCAACGGAATTAGTGATTAAATTTTCCACATTCATCCTATGCTTCTCAATTTGCCCTTTATAATAAGCTCGTAGGGCTGTTAGTAATTGTTCTCTCATTTTTCAGAGTCCTTTATTTTGAGTTCTTCCATTTTGCTTTATAAACCTTAATATCAGCATGAGGTCTGCATCTACCTTCAATATCCTCATTATCTATTGTTAAATATGGTTTCTCTGCATGAAATAATTCAAGAGCAGACTCACCACATTCACTGATACAGTCAAGACGTTGAGTAACATCACATACTGGATCGATTAAGCCTACATGATGTTTTTCCCAATATGTTGGGTCTATAATTTCATTTTTATCTTTGTCTAAAATCATAGGAGTGTCAGTCATAAATGGATGAGGAACATTATTCATGTTTGCCATTTTCAACTTCATGTCATAGTCCACAAGTTCTGTTTGACCAACAAGTTCTTTAAATTCTTCAATATCATTTATTTTAGAATAATCAACTATTTTCTTTCGTTTATATAATCTCTTGCCAGTTTTATCATCATCATAGAAACACCCTCTATCAAGACCTCCATTTGGTGCATAAACCCACGGGGGGTCTTGTGAAATATTCATTCTCTTAATTTTGCCACTTCCATTTTCAATAACTGCATAAATGAAAGTATGACAACATCCATCCCCCATATCATATGGAGGTGATGCTTGCATATATCTCACTCTCACAGAGTATGTACCCGGATTAATCCATGTTGATACAATTATTCTTGTTTCGTATGATGTATTCTGTGAGGTATTAGAGTTACCAAATGTTGACATTCTAGATCCTGAAGTATTGGACTTTACCTCTCTATAAAAACCATACCCACCTACCGAACCAAATGTCATTGTTTGCGGCCCACCAGAATAACTGACGCTGTTTTCTTGGGTGGATGTTTTTAATATTGATCTTGTAACTGAAGCACTGCCCGGAGTAGCGGCGGCCCACTGCATATCCCCTCTAAGAAAAGTTCCACTGTTGGCAGTTCCTCCCGCCCAAATCTTTACTGCATTTACAGAATTACTAGCTAACTTAGCATTTGTTATATTTCCATCGGCTATTTTTGCTGACGTAACCGCACTGTTGGCAATGGCCGCAGTGGGGATTGTAGCCGATACCATCTTATCGCCAGTGATTGTGGCATTACTGATTTTTGCACCAGTGACCGCAGAATCAGCTATTTTAGCAGTGGTTACATTTGCGGCTAATATTTTTGCAGTTGTCACCGCATTTGAGGCTATTTCAGTTGCCGTGACTGCATTCGCTACTATCTGAGCATTACTGGCAGTTCCAGACATATCCCCACCCATAGATGGATCGGAAGAAATACTTGTCCATGTAAACGTACCATCTGCATCTGATCCTAAATACTGTCCGCTTGTACCATTACCTGTAACTTTCAACTCGGTAGCCCCAATAGAATCTGAGGCAATATGTTCATTGGCTACGGCATCGTCCGCTATTTTTGCACCAGTGACTGCATCTGCATTTATTTTTGCAGTTGTCACGGCATTAGAAGCTATGTCTGTTGCCCCTACTGAACCTGATTTTAACATAGCGTGTCCACCAGCCGTTGACCCATCATGTACTACCACAACATCCTTATCAGTATCTACTGTTACTTCACCAACCGCACCAGTAAATGATGAATGTTGACTTGTCGTTCCCCTTCGTAATTGAAGTTTTTTTGCCATTATGCTATACTCCCAAAATCAATTTGTAAATTATCACCAGATACAGTACCGCACTCGGTGAGGTTTCTATTATTACAATCTAAATTCCCACCTAAAGCCGGTGAGGTGTCTGAAACTACATCACTAATACCTGCCGCTATTGAAGCAAAAATTGAACCTGTATAATATTTAAGGACGTTGTTTGTGGAATCATACCAAAGATCGCCCTCAGAAGGACTACCCGGTGCTGAAGATGCTATGGTATATTCGTCAGCGTACCTATTAACATTAGCTTCGTTATTTGCCACGCTAGTGACGTTTGCGGAAATATTTGCCACGCTTGTTACGTTACTACTAATTCCGGCAACAGTGGTTACGTTTGCAGAAATACCGGCTACTGTATTGACATTTGCTATGTCATCTGCTACGTCAGAAATATTATTTCCAGTAGTAGTTGTAAGTGCCTCTGTTACTAATCCTAGGTCTTCCTGATAGATTAATTCGCCTGCAACTATATCAATATTTAGCTGATCTGCTGCAGATGGCGTAGTATTTTTCCAAGCTGTACTATAATTTTTTAATTCATTTGTAGTGGTATTAAAGAAAAGATCACCCTGATCCAAACTAGTAGTAGGATCGGAAGCACCTATTCTATATCTATTTGCAAATGAATTGACATCTGCTATGTTTGTGGCAACAGTTGTGATATTACTATTATTTGTGGCCGCTGTATTTACGTTGGCTATGTTGGTTCCAGTTGTATTAACATTTGCTATTGAACCGGCAACAGTATTAATATTGGTCATGCCATCTGCAACATCTGAAATATTATTTCCAGAGGTAGACGTAAGAGCATCTGCAATAGAACCTAAGTCTTCCTCATAGACTAGCTCACCACCAACTATATTGATATTGGCTTGATCTGCTGCACTAGGAGCTGTCGATTGCCATGATACACCATAACTCTTAAGCTCGTTATTTGCGGTATCAAACCACAAATCACCTTGATCTAGTGAGGTAGAGGGCGCAGTTCCTGATACTCTATACCTCTCTCCAAAACTGTTAACTCCTGTAATGTTATTTGCAGTTGTAGTAATGTTTGCATTATTTGTGGCACAAGTAGTAACATTTGCAGCAACTCCGGCTACAGTCGTGACGTTAGCCGAAACCCCTGCAACTGTATTTACGTTAGCTATATTGTTTCCAACATTATTTACGTTAGTAATGTTGGTGGCTACTGTATCAATCTCTGAGGTAGCCTCATTCAAGTCATTAGCTACAGTTTCAATTTCAGAAACAGCTTCATTTAGATCAGCAGCCGTATCAATTATATCTTGAATGTCACCGGCACAAGTATTAACTGAGGCTATATTTGTGCCTACAGTATTTACATTTGTTATTGAACCACCAGTTAAATTGACGTTAGCTATTGATCCTGCCACAGTATTAATATTTGTAGCATTGGAAACTGTACTATTAATGTTAGTCTGATCTGAGGATGTTGGC